TTTTAAGAACCTGTTTTATACCACAAAAATGCAGGGTGTGGCCGACCTGGGCGACAAGGAGGGCAGCCAGAGAGCATTTGACCTGTACATGAAGGTGCGGTATCTGCAAAAGCTCAACGGCGGCCGGGGTATCGTGTTTGCGACTGCAACCCCCGTTATGAACAGCGTGGTGGAGCTTTACACCATGCAGCGGTATTTGCAGGGCGACCTGCTGGATGCCAAGGGCCTGACCAACTTCGATGCCTGGGCAAACCAGTTCGGCGACGTGGTGACGATCCGCAAGATGAAAACCGGCGGCAACGGCTACGAGCTGAAGCAGAGCTTGTCCAAGTATAAGAACCTGGCAGAAATGCAGCAGATGTTCCGGGGCTTTGCTGACGTGATCGCGGACGCGGCCGACCTGCCCTATCTGAAAATCCCCAAGATGAAGGGCGGCAAACGCATTGTCGTAGAGTGCGACCCCAGCGAGTTCCAGGAGCGCTTCATGGAGGAGCTGGGCAAACGCGCCGAAGCGCTGCGCGGAGCCGGTAAGGGCGGCAGCGAAGATCACATCTTCAAAGTGTTCAACGACGGCAAGAAAATCAGCTACACCCAGCGCATGATCGACAGCAGCTTGCCCTATGAGGACGGCGGCAAGGTCATGAAGTGCGTGGAGAACGTTACCCGGATTTGGAAGGAGAGCGCCGGGATCCAGGGGACGCAGCTGATCTTCTGCGACCAGGGCACCCCCGGAGGCGCAGAGGCAGCGCGCGGCGCAGCCCTCTATGCCGACATTAAGAACCTGCTTGTGGGCTCCGGCATCCCGGAGAGCCAGATCGCCTTTATCCATGACGCGAACACCGACGAGGCCAAGCGCCAGCTGTTCCGGGATGTGAACGACGGCAAAGTTCGCGTGCTGATGGGCTCCACCTCCACAATGGGTACCGGCATGAACGCCCAAAGGCGGATCGTGGCCATGCACGAGCTGAACGCTCCCGACCGCCCCGGCGACCTGGAGCAGAACGAGGGCCGAGGCCTGCGCCAGGGCAACATCAATGACGAGGTGGCCGTTTACGCCTATGTCACCAAGAAAACCTTTGACAGCCGCCAGTGGGACAACCTGAAGCGCAAGGCAACATTCATCCACCAGATTATGGCGGGCGAATACAACGGGCGCGAGGCGGACGGCGACGGCGACCTGGCATTGTCCGCTGCCGAAATCTCCGCCATTGCTTCCGATAACCCGCTCATTATGGAACAGTTCGAGGTGTCGGAGAAGATCGCCAACCTGGAGAACCTGGAACGCGCCCACACCAAGGAAGTGTCCCAGGCTAAGCAGCGGATCACCAAAGCCAAGGCGCAGATTGCCGAGGACGAGGTATATCTGGAGCGCTTCCAGAGCGACCTTGCAAGCCGCCAGGACACCGCAGGAGAGAAGTTCCGCATTGTCCTGAACGGTAAGACCTATACGGAGCGCAAGGCCGCAGGCGAGGCCTTTGTGGCTCTGGCGAAACGGACGCTGAATGTCAGCGATCCCACCGAGAGCAATACCGAAGTGGGCAGCTTCGCGGGCTTCAAGCTGTACCTGACCAGCAAGGGCGATATGCTGCTGCGGGGCAAGGCTCAGTATCGCGGCAATGTGAATATGCAGAGTGCCGTCGGCACAATCCAGGCTCTGGAGGCAATCCCCCGCCGTCTGGAGAACATGATCGCAGCGACGCAGACCCGTCTGGCAGAGAACCGGGCCGCTATCTCCAAGCTGGAACAGACTGCCAGCGCACCGTTTGCCCGCGCCGAGGAGCTGATCGCAGCCCGTGTGCGGGAGGCGGAGATCATGGCAGAGCTGAACCCGCCCACGGAGCAGGCTGTTGCAGCTGCCGAGGACGAGGGCGACGTGGAGCAGATGGTGGATTATGACATTTCCACCGACGCTGCCCCCCACCCGGAGCGCTGGCAGGCAGAGCGCGTAGGCAGCGGCGAGAAAGCCCCCATGCGTCTGTCTGAGATCGTGGAGAAGATCCGGCACGACTTCGGGCTGAACATCACCAGCGGCCACGTGCGCGGCGCTGGCGTGCGCGGACAGTACGACCAGGGCAACAAGGGTATTCGCTCCAAGATCGCCAATGACCTGCCGACCATCTCCCATGAGCTGGGCCATGCGCTGAACCATCGGTACGACCTTCTGAGCGGACTGTCCGACGAGATGAAAACAGAGCTGGAGAATGCTCTGGGCGAAATGAAGGACGGCTACAGCAAAAAGCAGTGGCACAGTGAAGGTCTGGCAGAGTATGTGCGCAAGTTCCTCCAGAACCGGGAAACCACCGCCATTGACTGTCCGGTGTTCACCGAGTATTTCCTGAACAGCCTTTCCGCAAAGGATGTGGCCCTGATCGAGCAGCTGGCCGACGAGATCAACGCCTATTACTCCCTGGACGCAGACACGGCAACCAGCTCCATCCGGCTGCGCGAGGAGGGCGCTGCGGATGCCCGGACATGGAGTGAGAAGATCAAGGCCAAGGCCAGCGTTCTGTATCAGGCGTGGACGGACAGCAACCAGGGCATCAAGGAGTTCGACACCGCCACCGGCGGCAATACCTACAAGCTGGCGACCAACGCCGCATACAGCGACGCGATGGCCGGTCAGATTTTGGTTGGAGACCTGACGGACGCAAACGGTCAGTATGTGGCCCCCGGACTGAAAGCTGCTCTGCACGGGCTGGATCTGAGCGACGCGAAGCAGTACCGGCTGTTCGGCGAGTACCTCCTGGTGAAGCACGGTCCCGAGCGTCTGGCTGAGGGTATGCGGATTTTTGCAGACGACCGCAAGAACAGCACCGGCTTTATGCAGCGCAGGCAGGCGGAGCTGGAGCAGCAGTACCCGCAGTTCAGGGAAGTGTCTGACCGGCTTTACGACTTCCAGAAGCAGTTCCTCCAGACCTGGGGCGTAGGTACCGGCCTTGTGTCCCCCACCAGCGCCGAGGAGTGGGGCAAGCGGTGGAAGTTCTATGTGCCGCTGAACCGAGCTGTGAGCCAGGATAAGCGTGGGATCGGCGCTAAGCGCGGGTTTGCCAACCAGAACAGTACCATCAAGAAGGCACGCGGCAGCGGCCTTGACGTGGTGCATCCTGTGGATAACATTGTCAACAATGTTGTAAAAATGGTGAACGCCGGTGTTCGCAACAACGTCATGCGGGCGATCACCGATACGGCGCAGGCACTGGGCGGCGACGCTGCGTTCCTGGAGAAGGTTCCCACCCCGATGGTGCGGCGCGGCTTTGACATGACCGGCGTAAAGGCGCAGCTGACGGACTGGTTCGACGATAGCGATATGCAGGCCGGTGACAAGATTAAGGCCGCAGGCATCGTCAGCAACTTGGACGACGTGCTGTATCAGTACGGCAGGGGCAAGGCCCACGGCGACGTGATTACCGTCTTAAAGAACGGCGATCAGGAGTTCTGGAAGATCAATGACCCGCTGCTGCTGTCCTCTGTTACCAACATGGCCCCCAAGAAAATGGAGGGCATCCTGGACGCTTATGCGGTGGTGAGCCGCTTCATGACGGCGAACATCACCGGCAATAACATCATCTGGTCCATCTTCTCCAACTTCCCCAGAGACATGGGTACATTCTTCACCTACTCCAAGGTGCGCAACCCTGCGAAGGTGTTCGCTGCTATGGGCAGCGCCTACGCCAACAAAATCAAGGGGGACAATGCCGACCCGCTCTACAAGGAATACCTGGCAATGGGCGGCGGCAAAACCAGCGCCTATACCGCCGACCGTGACCTGGCCAAAAAGGCCCGCAAATCCTTGTCCAACAAGAAGTTCAGCGCCAACCCGCTGGACTGGATCGGCTTTATCAGTGACACCGTGGAGCTGGGCCCCCGTTTTGCGACCTACAAGCTGATGCGGCAGGCTGGTATGCGGCCGCAGGAGGCATTCTACGAGGCGATGGACATTACCGTAAATTTCCGCCGTGGCGGCGAAATCTCCCGCCAGATCAACAAGGTGGTGCCTTTCTTCAATGCCAGCGTGCAGGGCCTGGACAAGTTCCGGCGCTGGATCACCGCCAGCGACGCGCCGGCGGAGACCAGGGTTAAGGTGGCACGCGGCCGCACGATTGCGTATATCGCCGTAAGCGCCGCCCTGGCTGCTCTGTTCTACGGGCTTAACAACGGAGACCGTGAAGCGGAGGAAGATTACGAGCAGCTGTCCAACTACACCAAGAACAGCTACTGGAATATTCCCCTGGGCGACGGAAAGTATTTCTCCATTCCGAAGCCCCGCGACCTGGGCGTGCTGACTTCCTTCTTTGAGACCTGCATGGAGTACGGCATCGGCGACAATGACCGGGCCTTTGACGAGTTCTATTCCTATGCTGCGGATAACTGGCTGCCCTCCGTCTTTTCCGATCTTGCGCAGGGCGACTTTGCCGGAGCGATCGGAAGCCTGGGCATTGTGGGCGTTGGCTCCTACATGGTGGCAAACCGGGACTTCCTGGGACGGCCCATCGTCAGCAGCAGCTTGCAGAACCTGGAGGCCAAGGACCAGTACACCGACCGCACGTCCAAGATTGCATACTGGGTGGGCCAAGCATTTGACGTTAGCCCTCAGATGGTTGATTACTTCTTCAACTCCACCCTGGGCGGCTGGTGGAAGTCTCAGAAAGCGCTGTTCCCCGTGGGCAGCGAGAATGTGGACTACACCCTGGGCGTGCAGAACAGTTACATCAAGGACAACCAGTATTCCACGGACCTGATAAACTGGCTGTATAGCCAGGCGGAAATCTCCCAGAAGGCGAAGAACAGCGACAGCGACAACATGAGCAAGGCCATCACATACAAGATGGACAGCAACATGACCACGTTCTACTCCCGCTACTACAATCTGGCAAAGGGCGTACCGGAGACCACCGCCACCCGCTCCACCCGGCAGACCGTGTTGAGCATGATCCTGGAGTACCAGAAAGCTACGGACAGCGGGAAACTGTCCAAAGCGCAGCAGGCTGTATATTCCGTTTGCGAAAAGGCCGGTACGACAGAATACCTCCCGGCCGTCATGCAGAGCACCATCAAGGACGGCGAGGAGACGGAGCACACTCTGTCCGACGTTCAGTATGTCGAGTACCAGACCGACTATCTGCGGCTGTACTGGGAGTATGTGGAGGACAATCTGGGCAACGTCTACACGCAGGCGGAGAAGGCGGCTGTTCTGAACGCGGCCCGCACCGTGGCCAAGGAAGAAGCCACCAACCGCACGCTGTCCCGGATCGGCGCGGCCCAGACGGACTACTTTGCTAAGTATGAGGGCGTGGGCAACAATGCCTTGATCTCCTACAAGGCGCAGGTGGACCTGGCCGACGACGACGGCAGCCTGAAGCAGGCAGAGATCGTCTCCATTCTGGAGCTGATGATCTCCAACGAGGGGCTTTCTTACGAGGAGGCCTATATCCTGTTCCACTCCAAGTACGACAGCGACAAGAACAATCCCTGGGCGAAATACGCCCCATAAAACAAGGAACCGGCAGGCCTGAGCCTGCCGGTTTTGTTATTCTCTGCTGATTATTTTTTGCAGGGTTAAGTACGCCCACAATGCCAGGATGAACGCTATCACGCAGGCGGCCGAGATTAGCCACTCCGGCGCACCCAGCCAGGATAACAGTAGCCACACGCCGCCAGGCCATGCTGCGCACATCGTCACCCCTGCCAGTATTACAAGCATTTCATGCTTTTCTTTCATTTTAGTGCTCCTTTATGAAAACTGCTCCAGCAATTCACTGAGTTCTTCCCATGCCCGATCACCGTAGGAGTAGAAGAACCGCTGCAATGCTTCATCAAGGCCAAGCAGCGCCTGCCTGCGGCCTTCCAGATCGGTGTCCCACTCTGCGTCCTGTTCGATTTGCGCAAGCTCGCTTGACAAGCGATCATATGCTCGTTCAAGCGATTGGTATTCGTCGATGCACACTACAAGGCCGACTGACATAGCGATCACGCACACAGCCAGCACGATGCAGGTAATCCGCGATGCCGGGCGATTGTTTTTCTTGGGTGCCTCCATGTCTGCTGCGGGCTGCTCGTCGGGTGCTTCCTTTGCCTTGCGCTTATCCCATGCGCGACAGAGAAACACAGCAAGGCCGCCCAGGGCCAGGCAAAGCAGGGCCGTGGGTATGCCGCCCAAAAGCATTCCGGCCTCTTGGAGCAGCGCATTTGCAACGCCGTACACAAGGGCGCACAGCAGCCAGATCAATATTTTCACGCTAACACTTCCTTCTGTTTATAAATATTTTTGTTTACGGGGTGAAACCTCCGCGCAGGCCTTGGTATGCTTGTCGCGGAAGGCAGGTGATAACAATGGAGTGGAACATCGTTGTTGGAGTTGCGTGTACCGTGTTGGGTGCGATACTGTCCTACATCGCATTTTCACGAAACAAAACCAAGGACGACAAAAGCGAGGGGCAGCAAACCGGCGTAGTCCTCACGGAATTGGGCTATATCAAGGGCGGCATTGACGACTTGAAAGCCGAAAACCGGGAACAGCGCAAGGTAAACACGGAAGTGTATTCGCGCTTGTCTGCTGTCGAGAGCAGTGCAAAGCAGGCTCACCACCGCATTGATCGCCTGGAAGCAGAGGCTATCAACGACCATTGACGGAGGTGCGATATGAAGAAGATTACGCGGAAACTGTTCCTGACAACCCAGATCGCAGCGCTGTGCTGGGTGACGGTCTCCTATCTGATTGCCCTGTATGCCACGATCTTCCTGGGCGAAGCGTTCCCGGTCATGGAGCTTTCGGAGCAGGCCATTGAGACCATCCTGGGAGTAAACGTCCTGAAAGTGGTGGAGAACATCTTTGAGCACAACGACGGCCCGGTGTTTGGAAAAAGCAACGGCACCGCCGGTGAGCGAGAACAAGACTGCCGATAAGGAGGAGAACAACTATGGAACCTATCAACATTACCCCCATCGCGGAGGCCGTCGTGGCCCTGGTGGCGGTGCTGATCTCTGCTTTCGTGATCCCCTGGATCAAGAAGAAGATCGGCGCGGAGGACATGGCCGAATTCCTGTCCTGGGTGGACATTGCCGTTGCTGCTGCGGAGCAGCTCTTTGAAAGCACGGACGGTGCCGCCAAGAAGAAGTATGTAACCGTATTCCTGGAGAGTAAGGGCTTCAAGCTGGATACCCAGGAAGTAGACAACGCCATCGAAGCGGCGGTGATCCGGCTGCACAATGAGTTGTACGGCGTGACCATGATCGCAGCTGGCGGGGTGACGGAGGGTGCAGACAATGAGTAACATTGAGACGAAACTTCTGACCAACAACCCCTGCTATAAGGCTGGCCGCACCATCGACGTGAAGGGCCTTGTCCTTCATTCGGTGGGCTGCCCTCAGCCTGACCCGCTGGTGTTCATCAAGAGCTGGAACAAATCCAGCTATGACCGGGCCTGCGTGCACGGCTTCATCGGCGAGAACAAGACTTACATCACGCTGCCGGTGATGGAGACTCCCGGCAAGGCGCATCGCGGCTGGCACGCCGCAAGCGGCAAGAACGGCAGCGCCAACAATACCCACATCGGCGTGGAGATGTGCGAGCCTGCCTGCATCAAGTACACCGGCGGTTCTGGCTTCACCTGCAGCAATAAGGCCCAGGCCATTGCCTACGTGGAGAAAACGACCCGTAATGCGGCGGAGCTGTTCGCCATGTTGTGCGTATATCACAAGCTCAACCCTCTGGAGGACGGCGTGATCCTGTCCCACGCGGAGGCGTACAAGCGCGGTATCGCCAGCAACCACGGCGACCCCGACCACTTGTGGAGACAGCTGGGCATGGATTACAACATGGACAAGTTCCGCGCTGATGTCGCCGCTCTGATGCAGGGGGAGACGAAGGACGAGGAGCCGGAGCCTGCCACGCTGTACCGTGTTCAGGTTGGGGCATTCAAGTCCAAGGCCAACGCGGACAAGCAGCTGGAGAAGGTGAAGGCGGCCGGTTTCGACACCTACATGGTGCAGGTGGACGGCCTGTATAAAATCCAGACCGGGGCCTACGCCAAAAAGGCCAACGCCGAGGCGCAGCTGAAGAAGGTAAAGGCCGCTGGCTTTGATGCCTTCATCACCACCAAGAGCGGCGAAGCTGTTCCTTCCGGCAAGAAAACCGTGGACGAGATCGCCCGCGAAGTTATCAACGGTAAGTGGGGCAACGGCAGCGCCCGCAAGAAGGCGCTGGAGGCCGCTGGCTACGATTATTCCGCCGTTCAGAAGCGGGTAAACGAGCTGCTGCGCAAGTGAGCAACCGGCGCAAAACCAACAAAACCAGAGGGGTGGGCCTGCCTGCCCCTCTCTTTTTTGCTCCCAGCATCGGCTTTAATCGTCTTTTTTCGTTATAATATCATGTCATTTGCGGATTGACAAGGCGGCATTTTCAAATAATAATTTATACATCACCAAAACAAAGGGGAGCTCATAATGCCGCGTTTAACCTGGAACGACAAATTAACCATCGAAAAAATGCTGAAGCAGGGCTACAAGGCCCCAGCCATCGCCCGGAAGATCGGTGTACACCACAGCACGATCTACGACGAGATCAAGCGCGGTCAGGTGGAAGTCCTGGACAGTGAACTGCGCCCTAAGACTGTCTATGCCCCGGAAATGAGCGAGGCCCGGCACAACGAGAAGAAGCGCAATTACGAGAAGCCGCTGAAAATCGGCCACGACCACGCCCTTGCAAAGTGGCTTGTGGAAATGATCGGTACCCAGGGCTATTCTCCTTCGGCCGCCTGCTCCTTGCTTGGCAAGACCCCGGAAACCACGTTCTCCTGCACGCTGACCCGGCAGACTGTGTATAAGTACATCGAAAACGGCGACCTCTGGCCGCTGACCAACGACAATCTGCGCTATAAGGGCGAGAAGAAACGCAGCTACAAGAAGGTGAAGCGGGCCTCTAAGGCTGCCGCCGGTGAAAGCATCGAAAAGCGCCCGGAACATATCAACAACCGGGAGGAGCCTGGACACTGGGAAATGGACAGCGTGGAGGGAAAGAAGAAAACCAAGCGCTGCCTGAACGGCATGACCGAGCGCGTCACCCGCCAGGAGATCGGCACCGTCCTCCGGGACAAGACTGCCGCCAGCGTGGTGGATATGCTTGACCGCATGGAAGTGCAGCTGGGAACCGACCTGTTCCGCGAGGTGTTTAAGAGCATTACCGTGGACAACGGCAGCGAGTTTTCCGACTGCGAGGGCATGGAGCGCTCCTTCCTGCGCCCTGGCGAGAAGCGGACAAAAATATATTACTGCCACCCCCGCTATCCCGGCGAGAGAGGCAGTAATGAGAAACAAAATCAGATGATCCGCTGGTTCTTCCCTAAAGGGACAGACTTTACACACATCACCAACGCAGCTGTGCAAAAAGCTATCGACTGGATAAACAACTACCCGCGCCTGCTCCTGGACTGGCATTGCAGCAATGATCTATTCTCTGTTTTCAAGGCCAGCTGCGCGGCTCCGTGTGCTGTTTCACGGGCAACATAAAAAATCTTTCAAGTTTTTTCGGGTTTACTACTTGACATTTGCAAATGTAAATGCAATAATTAAACCCGAAGAATGTCGAGAGGCTTCTTCGGGTGATTTTTTACCCAGAAACAGGTTGCAGGGCGGCAAATTTCAGATCCTTCCGAAAGCTGAGAATTCGCGCCGGGCAGAGTAGGACGGCCTTTAGGCCGGGGTATCTCTGTGGGTTGGTAGGTACACTGCCTCCCTGCTTACCATAGAGAGGAGGACAATTCAATGGCGAGACTTACCATGAGCGACCGACGGACGCTGGCGAAGATGTACGCCGAAGAAAAGAGCGTTCTGGAGATCGCCAACAAGCTGGGCTGCCACCCCCAGACCATCTACGAGGAGCTGAAGCGAGGGGCGACGGGCGAGCTTGACGCAAACCACCGCGCAGCCTACGACCCGGAGCTGGG